ATGTACCAATCGACCGAAGACGTGTACCAATTTCCTATGGCAACGATCCGACTGCGCAAGAAAGCCGATGGCACCACCAGCTACACCGTCCAGATTCGCATCAATCGCGATAAGGTCACAGTCTATCAAGAGAGCCAAACGTTCGCCCGCAAACAGGCAGCTGTGGCCTGGGCGAAGCGACGCGAGACCGAATTGTCGGAGCCCGGCGCCATCGAGCGGGCGAAGCGCGTGGGGCATCCGATCAAGGCGATGATTGACCGGTACCTGTTAGAAGCGGAGAAAGCCCGGCCGCTAGGTGTGACTAAGCGACAGACACTTAAGGCCATTCAGAAAACCTACCTCGCTGAGATTGTTGACTCCAACATCACCCAGCAGGTTCTAGTCGACTACGCCCTGTGGCGAATGAGCCCCGAGGGTGGTGGGGTCAAACCGCAGACGGCAGGTAATGACCTGGCCCACCTGGGGTCGGTCCTGTCGCTGGCCAGGGCAGCGTGGGGTTATGAGATCGACGCGCGGGCTATGCCTGATGCTCGTCTTGTCCTAAAGCAGTTCGGCTACAACATGCGCAGCCGCGAGCGGGATCGACGTCCGACAATGGATGAGCTGGACAAGGTTCTAGAGCATTTCTTCGAGATGCTAAAGCGTCGGCCCAGCGCTATTCATATGCCTAAGGTGATGGCGTTTGCGATCTTCTCGACAAGAAGGATGGACGAGATCACCCGCATCCTGTGGGAAGACCTGGATGAGCACCGCCAGGCGGTGAAGGTGCGGGACATGAAAAACCCCGGTCAGAAGATCGGCAACGATGTCTGGTGTTACTTGCCGGATGAGGCGTGGCTCATCGTACAGAGCATGCCCCGAGAGTGTCGCGAGATCTTCCCGTACAACACGGATTCAATCGGTACAGCCTGGTCGAAGGCATGCAAGATAAAAGGGATAGAGGATTTGCATTTCCACGACTTGCGTCACGAAGGGGTGAGTCGGTTGTTTGAAATGGACTGGGACATACCAAGGGTCTCAAGCGTATCCGGTCACCGTGATTGGAACTCGCTGCGGCGGTATACCCATATGCGCGGGCGAGGGGATGGGTATAAAAGCTGGAGGTGGCTGGATCAGATCATTCAGGCACCGGTTAAGCTTGGCGCTCGGGCTGATCAGGTGAGTGGATGACAATGCTACCTCTATTAGCGCTCATTTGTGGTTGACAAGGGCCGAGATTTGCCATCCACAGTCATTATCATACGAGTTTAGCGAGCTAGACAGGGGTGCTGGTTGCATATACAGTGTATCTCGCCGTGATTTGGCTCCGGTGCCCGCTAGAGAAGACGGGCTGCAGACCAATGGCCATTTGCAGGTCAACTCTGATTCTCGTAATCTCACATTGATATTACTGAAATGGAAGTCGACTAGTGATCACGCTGAAAACCGCCATCATCCACAGTTTCAAAAAAACTGCTCATACAGATCTCGTTTCTGACGTAGTGAAAAAGGACGTTGTCCTCGATACACAAAACCCAGCTTTAGAGTCTCTGGTCGAAGGCATCAACGGACTGATTGGTAAAGAAGGGAACAGCGTGGTCTATGGTCAATTTGCTGACGACAGTCGCCAAGGTCCGTTTCCCGATCGGTTTAGGGCTTATGTGGGCGTCAGTGGTGATGAGGCGGAATTTATCGCGTTAACTCACTTAGCTATGGATCAGCTTGTCGAGCAAGCGAGGGACCAAACCTTGGCAACTGGCGGCCATATTCTCTGCGCGCAATACACCTCTGGTGCGTCTGACTTCTTTCTGGTCGCCAGTATCAAACAGCGTGGCGGCATCCAGCTCGATGAGAACTACGTGCCGAAAGCGATTCAGGAAGTGGATCTGAAGACGGTTCAGCAAGCAGCCAGGATCAACTTTTTGAAGTTCGCATTGGTCACTTCCGCCCCATGCGCTGCTGCGGACAATATAGTCGTAGATGCTGGAGACGCAGAGGAGGTTGATTCGACCTATCTGTGCTTTATTAGCCGCGGTAGGGACAGCCAGGCTTCTGACTATTTCATTTCCGCTCTGGGATGCGCCAAAGGCGTGGCATCCGGCCGGGCAACCAAAAATGCCATTGATTACGTTGGCCGCTTCTTCCGTAACAATAAAGTGCTCAAACCCTTTGCTTACAAGGCGAAAGAAGCGGTTGTCCGGTACTTGCAGGACCGGCTGGCGGATGGAAAATCCGCTCGGTTAGATGCGATCTGCCATGCGGCAATTCAACACGTTCCGCCTGATCTGGTCGATGAAATTGCAGGACTGAAAGACTACCTCAACGACGAAAAACATCGTGTCCCTCAGGACTTTACTGTAAATGCCAAATCGCTGAAGGAGAAGACTAGGATCAAAGGCGAAGCTGCGAGCTGGTCGCTTCAATTTGAACGTGGTGCCTTGGGGAAGGAGGCAACGTCCGATGTTTATTACGATGAGGGTCGCAAGAAGCTGACCTTATCAAATATGAACCAGGAACTGGTCGATTTGATTGAAAAAGAGCTGCATGCCAGGGTTGGGTAAGCTATGTTCGCCAATGTCGTGGCTCTGTACCGGGCAATGGGAGCGCCAGCCATTAAAGGTGGTGTGGTCTCTTATGAGGGACTACCCACTACCGACATCACTGTCGCGCTGCAAGCATGCAAGGATTTGCAACCCGAATATGGCAAAATTCAGCATCATGAAGTAGTTGAGGGTGGTGTAGTAGAGATCGAGCTCCGCCTACCTACGAATGAATATGGCCGATTTTACGCGAATGTTAGCGACTTGGCCCGTAACGGGTCATTGGGCAAAGGGCAATTTCCGCAGAACGTGTACGTCGTTGACTTGGGTTGGGCTGATTTCGACGCTAGGGAACCAACAGAAATTAAGGAACTTAGGCGAGTTTGTAGGCTAATTGAACTTTTGGCGTTGCTGGCAATTGGGGTGGATAAGGATAGCAGCCCAGATACCTACAATTTGTTCTTCGCTTTGCCTCCCGACGGCGCAAAACCGCCTAGGACGTTCCTGCTGCCGACGCAAGTTGATGAACATGTTATTGGTCATGAACTCAAGCATATGAGTTTGCTTGAAGAGATTCTCAACCGAAAAAACGAGAATAAAGCTCATCTCTCAGAACGTAAGTTGATGATTCGGATGGCGATCGCCAGTGTAATTGAAAAGTTTGAAAGTGAATCAAATCACTTCCTCGTAGTGGTTCGCGAATGGAAGGAGGTCCTCACTACCTACCGCGCCAATCTACAAACTTACGTCTACAGCTTTTCATTCGAGAAGGCTCGGCGCGACTTAGCACAGGCGGAAATCGATTATGGAACCAAGCTCAGCGGCGTGTTGGGTGACATTGCCGGGAAAATGCTGGCACTCCCGATCTCTTTTGCAGGGTGGGTTGTCCTGAACACAAGTACTTCTGCTTTTGAAGGATTCGTTCTGGTGCTTGGTTTGATTGTTGTTTCGCTGGTCTTGCTCGCAATCTTGCACAATCAAATGCTTCAGGCGGACCGCTTATTGCATAGTTTCAATGTTGTTTTCGACGACTTTAAAGAAAAAATCAAGACTTACCCCCCCAAGCTCCAGGGCCTGCTCCGAATCACAATTGAGCAAGTCGAAAAGCAGGGGCGTTCTTTGCGGCGAACCTTTCAGCTATTGCAGATGCTGGCGCTATTGCCCGGGGTCGGGGCAGTGCTGATTGCTCTTGTGAAATATTGGGACTCCTTCCTATGGGCTATTGTAACTGCCATGTCGGTAATTTTTTCAGGGCCTATTGTTGACCCGACTTTTCTAAGCCCATAAATAATGGAAATCAGATACAAGTTCTAATGAAATCCCATGTCCGCTTTTGGCTGCTGTTGGCCGTTAGCTGCCTTTTGGGAATGGCAGCTTAGAGTCGTCAGCTGCCTTCGCCGGAGGCCGGTTCGGGTTGCTCGTCAATGATGTCGACGGCCACCCACACCTGGCCACCTGAGGTTCATGTTCCAGCTAGCCGGCCCGAAGCGTCTTGTTCAATTGCGCACACTCCTTGTGGGCAGCTTTCCGCTGTTGATCTAGGTACTCCGCCAGATCGGCAATATGAATGCCTCGTGCGCTCTTCTGGCTTGTCTCGAGCCTGGTGATAGGGAGTTTGATCTGTCCAGCAAGAACCTTCCGCTGAAACATCTCAGGGGTCAGGTGGGTGAAATAATCGGTGCACACTTGATCAATTGGAATGATGGCGAGCCCGTTATACTGCGCCATCAGCATGAATGCCGTTTTCATTCGCATACCTCCAAGCGATCTAGGCGCTCCAGTTCGGCCAAGATCAACGCTCCTGCTTTGATGAGCATGCCTCGCTGGGCTCCAGGCTTCCACGTCTCTTGACCCCAGGGCCATAGCGCTGGAACGACCGTGCATTCAACGAGTGGCATATTCCATGTGTGCGCCCATGCGGCGAGTGCGCTGGCAGCGTCGGCAAGTTGACCAGTCGTATAAAGGTCATCAGCTTCCGCTGTGTGTCCCTCAACCGTGATCTGGCGGAGACGTTCGGATAGCACCTCAAGAGCAGCCGCACGGCATCGGTTCTCCACATCAGACAAGACGATTATGAGGTCGGGCTTGCAGCCCTCTGCGTTTACCTGGCGGTGGCGCTCGATCTCGGCGATCAGTTCCAGCGTTACTGCAGGCGCCATTGCCATGCCGTAGTCGTTGAGTGCCACGTTGTCGTGCTGATCACATTTCGCAGCGGTGGCGAGCGCTTTCAGTTTCAGAATGTCCACGCTCATCCCTTGGTCTCCTGCTTGATGATGAAGCCCGCCGCCTGGCGGATCTTGGAACATTTATCGTGACCGCCTGGGCGAGTACGAGACTTGCCGCACACGTCGCAGATCGCCGACATCGCTGGTCGTAGCAGTGGCTGTATTCCCTTGAGCGTTCTTACCTCCGGTAGGTATGTGACTGAGGTTATGTTGCTCGCACGCGTCAGAGAGCTGGTGTGATACAGCACCTGCAGGCCGAGCTGTTGGGCGACGTGAAGCTCCAGTCGTGCGCCCTTTGATTCTTCCCAGCCAGGTAGCATCAAAACGGCGTCACAGCGGCAGATCTGCACCAAGGCAAAGCGCATGTAGCCTGCCCACGATCCGCATTCCGGTATCGGGTTTTCGGCTGGATTCTCGACCTCAATCCCCTTGGCGCGCAGCAGCTCGGCCGCTGCTTTGAAAGCTGGGTAATTGAAGTCGGGTAGTCTGGTCATGGGGCCTGAGATGTACACTCGTTTCATGCCGCCTCCGATGTGTCTGCGTCAGTCCATGACCCATCGCAAAGTCCGTATGCGCTTGAGCAGGCCGATGCATCTGTCTCACCGTCGCTGGCGATCAGGTCGTACTGAATGCCGCCGCGTGTGGTGCGTGACCACTCCACGGCTTGGTGTATGTTGGCGAGCGCGACGATCTCTGCTGGGCTCATGTCGGCAATCGAACCTTTCTGATGCTTGGCGTTGGCGCCCGCGAAAAATGTGGCACCACCTCGCTTACTGGCTTGGCGTACCAAGTCTTCCCAGTGAGCAATCTTTTCGATGTGCTCGGGGAAGCGGGCTGCGATTTCTCGTAGTTCACCCTTGCGGCAGTTGATGCAAGGCATGCAGCCAACCCTGCCCATGCCGCGGCTGTACAGCGGGTTAGCTTTCACGCCTGCGAAGCGGTGGGCCTCGAACACGGCCTGGACTGGCCAGTCGATGATTGGACGGAAGTTGAATAGGCCGCCTCCGACCTCGTCGACCTGAGGTAAGTAGCGACGTGCCTCGGACTCATCACGGCGCACTCCTTGCCAAGACAGCACCATGTTGTTTCCGTCCAGTAGCGGGAGCATGACCTGTTCGACAAGAACGTTGCGCTTCAACTCTCCGGTGCAAAATTGAGCCTTCCGGCTCGGAAATCGTCCCTTCCAAAGACACAGGTCCAAGAACGGAACACCGGTAGGCTGCAGCACCTGCAGGGCCGACTCAACAATCGTTTCCGGCACTCGCTGCTCGCGCCATTTAGTCGCAATGAACTGTCGTTTGCGAGCGATCTGGTGGGAGAAGTCCGCCCGGCGCCGCTCGATCTGAACGCCTGTGGCGTCGCTCAGGTAATCGAGATACTCCAGGGTCAACTCATGCTCATTGCCTGTGTCGGCAAAGACGGCGCGAAGGTTTGGCACCTCCAGCGCAAGCGCAAGCAACAGCGTTGCGGTGCTGTCTTTGCCGCCTGAAACGCTGACCACATTGAACTGCTTATTGTGAAGCAGATTTACGGCGTACCCGGTTGCTGGATGAGAGGGCAGGATGATCATGCCGCGACTCCTGCGCGGGCTGGTGTGTCCCTAAGCTGGGTGTGAACACGCTTGGCCAGGCCATCAATGCCCTCTGCACGCGCAGCGGCAGCGGTAGCCTGTCGCTGGGCTTTCAGTGCATCGAGTGTGCGCTCGGCGAGGCGCAACGTTTCGGATGTACCAATCAGCAGCTCGTAATCCGCCCTGGTCACCGCCAGCCCGGTGTAGGACATGATCCGAGCTTCCAGCTCGCTGATGCTGCCCTTGAGCGCCGTGATGTTGGCTTGACGTGCGGCGAGCTGCTGCTCGTAGGCTTGCCGAGCCCGCTGCAGCTCAGTGCGCAGGTCATCACGGGCGTTTTTCGCTTCTTGCAGTTGAAGGGCCAGGGTCTGGTCGTGGAAGGCTTTGCCGGCTTCAAAGCCTCTGTTGTAGGCGAGGCGGCGTGTCTTGGCGATCAAGAAGGGGAGAATGATCAGTGTCACCATCCAGCCGATAGAGATGGCGAGTACATAATGATGTAGTTGCATGGAGTTCGCTCCAATTTGTCCGCCATCAGTGATGTGAGAGCTGATGGCGGGCGGATGCCCCCGGTGGCCGGGGCCGCCGAGTTATGCAGGTTGTATGTGCTGTTGATCGAGGTATTCAGCGAGGTCGTGCAGGTAGATGACGTACTGCGCTCTCGTCGATCTGTGAAGCTTCTTGAGCTTCAGCTTGATCTCACCCTTGTTGATCAGCTCCCTGAATCTGCGATCTGTCTTGATGTGCGAGAAGTACTGCTCGCGCACGGCTGTCAGCGTCGGGCAGGGGGTTGTCCACTGGGCTCGCAGTTGCTCCAGCGTGCTCGTCATGCCAGACCCTCTAGCCTCTCGTCGACGCGTCGGATCTGGCTACGCACTGTCTCGACCAACTCGTCCTGGCTGTACCCTTTGGTCCGGGCGCAGATGTCACCAAGCTGATCCAGTACGATCACTCGGAACGGCCGTTCAGGATCGGTCGTTGGACTGATGTAGGCCATGCGGGTGGGACCGATGACCGAGTTAATTGCCTCGAGCGCTTCGCGCATTGCAATGGCTTCTGCTGACTGTCGGCCGGACTCGGTGCGGCCGTTCGCCAGATCCTGCAAGAAGTCCCTTAGTAGGTGATATTTCGAGGAATCGCCCTTGAGCAGCGTGAGCGAGGCGGTGAGAGGGCCGAAGTTCGCTTTGATATGGTGGCTGCGCAGGTCGTTCTCGATTTCCAACCGGGCGTCGAAGACTCTCTCCGGCCGGAGTACCTGGCAGACGGCTTTACCACCAGCCTCAAGCGTGTGCTGGAGCAACATGACGCGGCGTAGGGGAACGGTGAATTCGCTCATGCCTCACCCCCATTGCGTGGGTGTGCATGCGCTCGACCCGACGATGTAACAGCGATCTGGAGGCCGGTGCGGGCTTCGAACGCTTTAGCCTTCGCAGGCGCGTTGCAGATCGACGGATGAAGCAAGACCACTGCGGTATTGATGTACTGAGCCTTTTTCATGGGTCATGTCCTTGATGTGAGAGCTGACGCAACATGAAATTAGCAAAGCGTAATCGACTATACAATAGCAAATGCTAAAGTTTCGGTGTGCAGTGATAGGCCGGTCCGAGCCGGTGCGCTGAAGGTTTGACTTAGAGCTAGAGCTTTTTAGCAGTCCAGGCGAGCAGAACTCGTGCCTGAATGTGCATCCTGTCGATCATCGATTCATCGATCGTGATCGGTGGATAGATAGGGTTGTCGGAGATCATTCGCAACTGTCCGCCTGTGAGGCGCTGTAGACGCTTGATGTACAGATCGCCATCAAGGGTGAAGACGTAGATTGCATCAGTCTTGACCTCAGTGATGCCACGGTCCACCAATAGCGCGTCCCCATCGGCGAAAGTCCCCGACATACTGTCGCCATCACCGGTGATGATGGCCAAATTGTCGAGGTTGGAGAAGTTGAGGCCCTGCATTCTCAGCCAGTCCAGATGGACTGTCATATCGCGTATGACTTCAATGTACATGTCCGGGGCTGCCCTGCCTGGCCCCATCGATGCTGCGATGTCGAGGTGCGGGATAAGAACGAAATTCTTGTCCTTGACCAGTCGCTTAGGCAAGCGAACAACATTGTCCGGGGCTTTGTTGGATGGCTCCTCTTGTTGAGGAGAAGTCAGCGTCCCTGCAGCGAGTCCGATCTTGGACTCGAGCGTTAGCGCCGCTTTTTCCCCCAGCTTGCGATGGCCGTTCAGAAGCTGCGACAGGTAGGAGGCGTCCAGATCATAGGCATCTGCAAAGTCCTTCTGACTGAGACTGCCCATGAGCTTGCGGAGGGTGGCGATGCGCTTTTCGTTGATATCCATTTCTTGATGATTGCTGCCAGTTAGCAAACAGTAAATTGCATATCGCTATTGCTACTGCAATTAGCAATTGCTAATCTCGCCGTCCATGGAGGTGTCTATGACGCTTAGCGAGTATCTCAAGACGATGGACAAGGAGCGGCTCGAGGCTTTCGCAAATCGCTGCGGAACCTCGGTGGGTCAGTTGCGGCAAGTGGCTTATGGCAACCGTAGAGCAAGCGCTGGGTTAGCCGTGAGCCTGGACAGAGAAACAGGGGGAGTGATTGCTTGCGAATCACAACGGCCCGACATCGACTGGGCCTACCTTCGACATAAAACAGCATAGGGTGCTGGCCTGGGAGCTCTCACCTTCCCAGGCCAGCTACGACGGCATACAGCTCAGTACGGTCGTGGTCGTAGGATAGGGGTTGCCCTAGCCGATGGCTACACCGTTAGCGAGGAATTAACGGTTATGAGCCGCATCGACAATTTGCCGGACACTGGTCCGGCTCTTTCATTACGCCACGCGCTTTGGCGCGCTGGCCGCGAGTACAAAGGTGGCATCACGTCCCTTGCGTTTGACATGGGGATGGATCTGGATGCCCTGCAGAAGAAGCTCAAGCACGATGAAGAGCGGCGTTGGCTCAACCCCGACGAGCTGGAAGAGGTGTTGCAGTGGACCTGCGACAAGCGCGTGCTCGATGCGTTGGGCAGGGCAGCGGGGGTGGTCTGGTATCGCCCGGAACCCGTGCCTGCCACCAATCAGCAGCTCAAGGCGGTAGCCCACTTGCTGGAGGAATCTGCACAGTTCGTGCGCACCATGCACGAAGGGGCGGCGGATAACGTTTGGGAACCACATGAAGTCCTGACCTTGGAAGCGCGTGGTCTGGACGTCATTCGACAGGTGCTGGCCATTACGGCGGGTGCTCGTCAGGCCATGGAGGATCAGTCTCATGGCTGACGCCGTCGATTTCGCCAATGACCACGTCGAGTACTTCTTGCAGTTGTCGCTGCAGCGCCTTGCTCGACTTCCCGTGCAACCCAGCGCCGAGCACTGCGAGGATTGCGGCGAGCCCATCCCCTCAGAGCGTCAGCAACTGGTGATTGGTTGCCAGACCTGCGTGAGTTGTCAGGAACTGCGGGAGCGCCGCCGATGAGCGAGCGCCCAACTCCTACAACAGCTGATTGGGCGCGGCGTTACATCGATACCTTCGGTCTGGCCCTGGTCCCAATCGACCCAGGCGAAAAGGGGCCGAAGGGTAGCGGGTGGAATCAGCCAGGTGGCTACTTCACTGCAGTGGATGACGCTGCAACCTTCTGGAGCACGCACCCGAGCCACAACCTGGGTGTTGTGCTCGGGCCTAGCCGTGTCTGCTCGTTGGACGTAGATGATGTGCAGTGCACGCGGCAGATCCTGCAGGAGCTGTTGGGCATGGACCTCGACTCGCTCGCCGACGCCTATCCGACGTCCGTGGGCAATCCTGCGCGCTTTCGCATCATGTTCAAGATGCCGGAAGGCGTCGATCTGTCCTGGCACCCGTTGACGTGGCCTAGCCAAGCGGACCCGGATGGCTCGATCCATAAAGCGCTGATGACCCAGGTCAAAGCGGCGCGGGACGCCAAGGACATCGACCGAGTAAATGCACTGAAGGTGGCCGCGGAGCCCTTCAAGAAAATCCCAGTGTTCGAGCTGCGCGCCGGCCTTGTGCAAGACGTGTTGCCGCCATCGATCCATCCTGGCACCGGTCGCCCCTACACCTGGCGCACCCCGCCTGACCCGCAAGGCCTGCCCGAGCTACCTGCCAAACTGTTGGCGATCTGGCAGGACTGGGAGAACTTCAAACCCAAGGCCGAGAGCATCTGTCCATGGCAGCCAAAACCGAAGCCAGCGCCACGGCCTGCTGTAGCCAAACCGCGACCTGCGCAGCCTCGCAGCGGACGTGATCTGCCAGACGTGATTCCACTGTTCAATCAGGCGCATGACATCGCCTCGCTGATTGAGGCCCATGGCTACGAGCGTCGTGGTGACAAGTGGCTGTGCCCGCAAAGCAGCAGCGGTATGGCGGGCGTGTCGATCAGTGAAGGCAAGCTCTATTCCCATCACAGTTCCGATCCCTTGGCCAATGGTCACAAGAACGACGCGTTCGACGTGTTCTGCATCCTGGTCCATGGTGGAGATCAGCGGGCCGCAATCAAAGCTGCTGCCGAAATCCTCGGCATCGATGCCAAGTCCCGCGCACCCGCGCCGCCTCCAGTGGGCGCGCTTCCCCGCGCCCCATCGGTCAACGAGCAGGCCGATCAAGAACCGCCCCGAGCGGCGGACACAGAAGTTGCGCCTGACGCCGACCTTGAGCCCGCCGAATCCAGCCCGGCCAGCTCCTCCGATGGCGAGGGGGGCGGGGGCGCGTTCAACTTGAAGGCGCTGCTACGTCGCTATGCGCTGATCGAAGGCACCACGCAGGTTTGGGACATTGACGCGGCAAAGAAGGTCAAGAAAGCCGGCTTCATTGCCCACATCGGTAAAGAGGCGTTCAAAGAGTGGGAGGCGGTCACGGATCCATCGCGCAAGAAGCGCGTCAGCGAAGAGTGGGTGAAGGACAACGAACGCACTCAGGCGCTGGCCGGCAAGGCGTTGGGTGACTTCTCCATGCCGATGATGACGCGGTATGTCTACATCGATGGGACCAAGGACGTGTGGGACTACGCCAAGAAACGACGTGTTGCCGAGGGCGCGGTGAAGATGGCCTTGGGCGATGCCTACAGTCTGTGGTTGAACAACCCTGATCGGCGCGTCGTGGACATGAATCACATCGTTTTTGACCCCTGCATGAAGCATGACCCTCAGGTTTACATCAACACTTTTGAGGGGTTGCCGCTGGAGCCGGTTCGAAATGACGCCGCCTGCGAGAACCTGAGATGGCTGATTAATTTCTTGTGCAATGAAGATGAGGTATCAGCGCGCTGGCTGACGTGCTGGCTTGCGTACCCGCTCCAGCATTCCGGGGCCAAGATGGACACTGCGGTACTGATGCACTCGACGATGGAAGGCTCGGGTAAGAGCCTGCTGTTCTCGGTCGTGATGGGGCAGCTCTATGGCATCTATTCGGCGACAGTTGGCCAGACGCAGTTAGAGGGGAACTTCAACGCCTGGCAAAGTGGCAAGCTGTGGGCCGTGTTCGAGGAAGTGGTCAGCCGCGATCAGCGTTACAACCAAGTCGGCAAGATCAAACAGTTGATCACAGGCCAGACGATTCGGATCGAAAGTAAGTTCGTCAACGGCTGGGAAGAATCCAGCCACATGAACGCGGTGTTCTTGTCGAACGAGATCATGCCCTGGCCGATCGGGGAGGCTGACCGGCGATTCTTGGTGATGTGGCCCGAACACAAGCTGCCGCCTGAGAGGCAGTTGGCGATCAAACAGGAGCTGCTAAACGGCGGTGTCGAGGCGCTGTATGGTTGGTTGCTCGCCCAGGAACTGGGTGACTTCGACCCGCAGACCAAACCGCCCAGTACGCCCGCGCGCGAACGTCTCGTTGCATTGAGTAGGGCGAGTTGGCAGACTTTCGTGCATCTATGGCGTACCGCTCAGCTCGGCAATGGGCTGTGGGGTGCGTGCCTTTCGTCCGACCTGTATTCGTTGTTTCTGGAGTGGTGCCAACGGTTCAAGGAACACTCGATGAGCCAGACGAAATTCAGCTTGTTCATCGAGACGGTGGGTGTGGAGAAAACGCGGGCTATCCCCTGGACGGAGGGAAACACTAGGCGGTTCAGCGCCTGGTTCTTCCCAAAGGATGATCAAGCCTTCCTGCCACCATCCATGAAGAGTGCCGAGCTGGGTGCCCATGTCCTAGCCTGGCGAAGCAAGGCAAAACTTGCGGGTTGGAATGTTGACGGCTGGGACCACGTCAAGGGGGCTGCTGCATGACTACGCCAACAAGTGTGTCGGGTGTGTTGGGTGTGTGTCGGGTCGGCTGCTCAACCTTACACAGCGCTAAGCCGCGTATCTCAAGGGCTGCGGGACACCTGTGTAAGGTGTGTAAGGTTCACGCGCACGCGCGCACGCGTCAGAAAAACTTTCTCGCCATTCGCATTGCTGCGGCTTCCTTTTTTCCTTACGCGAGGACGAAAAAACCTTACCAACCTTACACACCTTACACACACGCCTTTAAGGCATTGATTTTGTTCATATCCCGCTGTGTAGGGTTTGTGTTGGGTTGGTTGAAAATGTGTAGGGTTGCCATCGGAGGGCGCTGGCAATGATGAAGGACATTGACTCTCTGATGCGGCACTGGGCTGAGCAGCGGCGCCGGGGGCCATCCGGCTTGGGCAGCCAGATGGGTAGCATCATGGAATGGAAGGGGCTTGCCCCTCGCACGGGCGCATCGGGCTCTCGGATCCTGATTGCAGGAGCAGGGATGGACCATGCGGCCGCTGAGATTGACGCGGCAGTTGCCGAGCTTGATCGGCGTGATGCTCGGGGTCGCGTGTTAGCCAGGCTTGCCCTGTTTCGCTACGTTCATGAAGCGACCATTCGCGAGCAGATGAGAGAGGTGGGTCTTGAAGAACATGCTCAGCGAACCTACTGGAACTGGGTCGCCGCCTTGCATCTGCAGGTGGCTAGAATCTTGGTGAGCCGTGTGGGGCCTAATCGAGCTAATACCGTTCGTCGGGTTGGAATGCGCCGAGTGTGTTCCGAACCTGCGCCGAAGTAGCGCCGAGTTGGCTAACCGAAAATTGCCTCTTTTCGGTTTTGCAGTTGACCGGTAAAAAGTCCCCACGATATGACAGCTGCGCTTAGGCGCTTCCCAATTACCGAACTGCACCTCGAGAACCCTGCCAACCGGCGGGGTTTTCTATTTCCGGCGTCTGGAGGCGTGATGGATATTCAACTGAGGGTCAAGACAGGCGAACTGCTTTGGTCAAGGAGCCCCGAATGACAAACGAACAACAGGCGTTAGTCGAGATGCCGATCTGGATGGTGATCGTGCTGTCCCTGGTCGGTGGTGTGTCGGGCGAGATGTGGCGGGCAGACCGGGCGGGCGCACGCGGCTGGGGGTTGGTGCGGCGCATCGCGTTGCGCTCTGGCGCATGCGTTGTGTGCGGGATGGCGACCATCATGCTGTTGTACTCGATGGGCGCTTCGATTTGGGCGGCGGCGGCGTTTGGCTGCCTCACGGCAACGGCAGGAGCTGACGTCGCCATCGGCCTGTACGAGCGCTGGGCGGCGAAGCGGCTGGGCGTCGAGGCGGCGCCGCCCGGCAGCGGCGGGGCAGCCCAGTGATCCGGCCGGCCCCCGCCGAGGGGCCGGGGACCCTGCCGGAATGGCCGGGGTACGGGACGGGAAACCCGCGGTTCTTCGTTAGCGGCAAGTTCACCAGCTTAGTGAACTGCGGTGAACTGGTTAACCCCTTGAATTCACTAAGTAAACTGGACGTTCCGGCATGACCTATATGACCAAATCGGAGTTCGCCGCGCGGCGTGGATGGTCAAAATCCTATGTCTCCAAGCTCGCCTCCCAGGACCGTCTGGTCCTTAGGGACGACGGCAAGGTCGACGTGGAAGCCACCGAGGCCCTGTTGGCCGAGTCAGCCGATCCGAGCAAGGCAGCCGTCGCGGCCCGGCATTCCGAAAATCGGGTCGAGCGGGATGTTCGCAGCCATCTGCAACCGTCCGCCGACACACCTGCGGTGCAGGCAGTGCTGCAGGCGCCTGGCAAAGGGCGCGACTTTCAGGCTGCGCGCGCGCACCGGGAGTACTACCTGGCGCAGCTCGCTGAAGCTGAATTCCACAAGGTCCAAGGCCAACTGGTCGAGCGCCAACGAGTGGAGGATGCCGCTTTTACAGCGGCGCGTGGCCTGCGCGACCAGATGTTCGGCCTCGCTCCCCAGCTTGCCGCCGAACTGGCGGGCATGACCGATCCTTGGGACGTCGAAAAACACCTCACCGACACCTTCCGCCGCGTCTTCACCGATGCCGCGAAGATGAACGATGACGATCTCGAAAGAGCCATGACACCGAGCTGAGCCTATGCCTACCGGATACGCTGACGGTGCGCAGGCGTACCGTGAGGCGTATTGCCGAGGGCTGATGCCCGACCCGGAACTGTGGGTCGATGAATGGGCGGACGAGTACATGCGGATCCCGCGTGATACCGGCGCTGCCGAGCCTGGCAAGTACCGCACCGACCGTACGCCGTATGCCCGTGAACCCATGCGCTGCCTGTCACCTGCCCACCCCTGCAAGCGGGTGATCACCAAGGTGGCCTCGCAGCTAATGAAAACGCAGATCGCCCTGAACTGGATCGGGGCGCTAATCCATATGTCGCCGTCCAACATCCTGACGCTGTTGCCCAGCCTAGGGCTGGCCAAGCGGGTTTCGGCGCGGATCGCAAAGACCATCGCGGTCACGCCGGAGCTCAGCCAAAGGGTGGCTGCCAATCGTTCGCGAGACTCGCGCAATACCGTCGACACCAAAGAGTTCGAGGGCGGCACGCTCTACGCGACTACGGCCGGCTCGGCCTCCAACCTGGCAGAGCTGTCTGCGCGCTTCGTCTACGGCGATGAGGTCGACCGCTGGGACGTGGACGTCGACGAAGAGGGTGATCCGATCGAGCTGGCGGAAACCCGTGGTAGTACCTTCGGGCGCAACGCCAAGTTCTACTTCTCCAGCTCGCCCACCATCAAGGGCGCGTCGCGGATCGACGACCTGTTCCAGCAAAGTGATCAGCGGCACTACTACGTGCCGTGCCCGACCTGCGGCCATATGCAGGTGCTGCGCTGGGAGCGCCTGCTCTATTCGCCAGACTTCGCCACGGTGCACTACCAGTGCGCTGGCCCTGAGTGCGACGTTCTGATCGAAGAGCATCACAAGAGCGACATGCTCGCCCGGGGAGAATGGCGCGCTCACGGCAAGGGCGACGGCGAAACGGTGGGCTTCCATCTCAACGCGCTGTATTCGCCGTTGGGTTGGGTGTCCTGGTCGGACCTTGCCAAGCAATACGAGAAGGCCAGGAAAGCCCAGGACCGGGGCGACCTCGAGCCGATGCAGGTGTTCTACAACACCCGCTTGGCCGAGGTGTGGGACAGCGCGGTGGAGCAGACCAAGCATGAGGTGCTGCAAGCGCGGGCGCTGCAAGAAGACTACGTGCTGGGCACGCTCACCTCGGGCGTGCTGGCACTGACTGCCTCGGTCGACGTGCAGGCCAACCGCCTGGAGCTGATGGTCATCGGCTGGGGCGTGGGCATGGAGCGCTGGGTGGTCGACCACCAAGTGATTCCCGGCGATCCCGCCGATGAGCGCACCTGGGCGGTGTTGGATGAACGCCTCAAGGTGCGCTATGTGCACCCGTGTGGCGTCAGCCTGGCGATCCTGGCAACGGGCATCGACTCGGGTGGTCACCACACCCATGAGGTCTACCAGTTCACCCGTGTTCGGCGCTGGCGAAACATCTTCGCGCTGAAAGGGGCGAGCAAGCCAGGGCGGCCTGTAATTGCGCAGCGGCCCTCGCCAGTGGACGTTACGTGGAAGGGTCAGACCGAGCGACACGGCGCAGAACTGTGGATGGTCGGTACCGACACGGCCAAAGACTGGATCTACAATCGCTACAGCTTCGAGTCGGGGCCTGGTGCGCTGCACTTCGCCAAAGACCTGCCCGAAGAGTTCTTCCAGCAGTGCGTGGCCGAACGCAAGGTGGCGCGCTATGTGAAGGGCTACAAGCGGATCGAGTGGGTCAAGGGCAAGGCCGATCGCAACGAGGCGCTGGATCTCATGGTGTACAACCTGGCGATGGCCTACTTCCTGAATCTGCACCGCTACGTTGAGCACGATTGGGACAAGCTCCGGCAGAGGCTCGCGCAGACCAACCTGTTCGATCAGGGCGAGCCACAGCCAGCTCGGCCTGAGGCCCGCGAGCCGGCGACCGGTGTCGATCAGACACACATCACACGACCGGCAGCGCCGGTGTCGCCAGTGGCTAGCAGGCCAGTGGCTGCACCACCTGCGCAACCTGCATCACCAACGCCACCTGTACAACGCCGCAGCTCGAGCAGCGGCTACCTGAAGAGACGCTGACCATGGCCTACACCAAAGCCCACCTCGACGCGGTCGAGCGTGCGATCGCGCGCGGCGAAAAGACCGTGCGCTACACCGACCGTACAGTGGAGTACCGTTCCGTGGACGAGCTGATGCGCGCCCGTGATCTGATCCGCTCGGAACTGGTCCAGTCCGCTGGGCCGCGCTCACGCGTTGTCAGGCTCTACCATGGAGGGAAGGGCTTGTGAGTCGGTTCGTCTCCACGCGCACCGGCATTCTGGTGCCTGAGCGGATCAAGGCCAGCTACGAAGGTGCCGCCGAGGGCCGGCGCTCATCAAACTGGGACGCGCCGGATACCGGGCCGAACAGCTTGATCATGCCCGCCTTGCGCAACCTGCGCTCACGGTCCCGCGCAGCGGTGCGCAACGACCCGTATGCAGCCAACGTGATCGACAAGCGGGTGAGCAATCTCATCGGCACCGGCATCACCCCGCAGCCGCGTTTGACCGACAAGGTGCTGCGTGAGGCCATGCAGGTGCTGTGGGAGGACTGGGTCGATGAGTCGGATGCCGATGAGCTCACCGACTTCTACGGCCAGCAAGCGCTGATCGCTCGCACCGTCGAGCAGTCCGGCGAGTGCTTTGTACGGTTGCGGCCGCGTCGGCTGGAGGATGGCTTGGCCGTGCCGCTGCAAATCCAGTGCCTGGCGCCGGAGTTCGTGCCGCACGACAAGTTCGAGATCACCCGCTCCGGCAACGTGATCCGCGCGGGGATCGAGTTCAACAGCATCGGGCGCCGCGTGGCGTACTGGTGCTATCGCACTCATCCCAGTGACAAGTCGTCACAGAACGCTGGTTACAACCCACTGGTGCGAGTGCCGGCCGAGCAGATGCTGCATGTGTTCGAGCCGCTGGAGCCTGGGCAACTGCGCGGTGTGCCGCGCTTGGCTCCAGTGCTCAAGCGCTTGCGCAGTCTGGACAACTACGACGACGCGGTGCTGTTCCGGCAGGAAGTGGCCAACCTGTTCGCGGGCTTCGTGCGAAAGCCGGCTCCCGATGCCGGGGGACCGCCTCCGGTGGACATGCTCACCGGTGCCCCGGTCAGTTACGACCGCGACAGTTTTACGCCGATGGTGGCGCTGGAGCCGGGCACCATGCAGGAGCTGCTGCCCGGCGAGCAGGTCGAGTTCTCCGATCCGCCCGATGGCGGCAACAACTATCCCGACTTCATGCGGCAGCAACTGACCGCCGCTGCGGCCGGTGCCGGTCTGCCCTATGAGCTGATGACCGGCGACATGCGCGACGTGAACGACCGCGCGATCCGGGTGGTGCTCACCGAGTTTCGGCGCCGCCTGGAGCAGTTGCAGTTCCAAGTGTACGTCCACCAGTTGTGCCGCCCGGTGCGCTCGGCCTGGATGGACATGGCGGTGTTGTCGGGCGCGCTCGACCTGGCCGACTACACCCAGCGCCGCCGCGAGTACCTGCGCACCCGTTGGGTACCGCAAGGTTGGGCCTACATCCACCCCGTGCAGGACGTGCAGTCGCGCATGCTCGAAGTGGGCGCGGGCTTCGCTTCGCGCAGTGAGATGTGCCTGCGCTCCGGCACCAACGCAGAAGCGGTGGACGAAGAGAACGCCGCCGACATCGCCAGGGCTCACAGCCTGGGCCTCAAGTACAGCAGCTTGTCGGCCATCGACGATGACCCCGACGAATCCGACAAGAAGGAGAGCAAATGAAACCGCTGAAACCGCTGATGCCGTTCCGCATCTTCAACAAGGCCAAGACCACGCAGCCGGTAAAGGACCAGCAGTGGTACACGATCAAGGCCGCTGCCGACACCGAAGGCGCCGAGAAGGTGATCGAGGTGTACGTCTATGGCGAGATCGGTGCCTGGGGCATCACAGCCAATCAGTTCATCCAAGACCTTAAGGCCGTGGACGATGGCACGTCCGCTGTGGTGGTGGCTTTCAACACCATCGGCGGGGATCTGTTCGAGGGCCTGGCAATTCACAACGCCCTGGCGCGACTGGGTGAGCGCTGCACTGGGCGGATCGATGCCCTAGCGGCCAGCGCCGGCAGTGTCGCGGTGTGCGGCGCGCATCGGGTGATCATGGCGTCCAATGCGATGATCATGATTCATAACCCCTACACCTGGGTGGGCGGTGATGCCGAGGATCTGCGCCGGGTCGCGGACATGCTCGATCAGGCCTTCGAGGCGATCATCGCGGCCTACAAGGCGAAGGCGCCGAACATCGATGACGCTGAGCTGCGCCGGATGGTGGACGCCGAAACCTGGCTGACCGCTCAAGAGGCCCTGGCGCTAGGCCTGGCCGATGAGGTCGGCAACGGCGTCAAGGTGCAGGCGTGCTTAGGGCAGGGCACCGCACTCGCGCGGTACCGGCAGACCCCGCAAGCGCTGCTCGACCAGCTAGAAGCCAGCCAGTCCGAGCAGCCAGCCACGCCGCCGCAGGATCCGCCCGTCGATCCACCCGCAGGATCTGCGCCCGATGCGGCCGCACTGGCGTTGCAGATCACGCAGGCCTGTACCAAAGCCGGCATCAGCAACCTGATCGAGCCCTTGATCGCCTCCACCAAGCTGGCGGACAACGCCACGGTGCAAGCCGCGCTGACCCGCGCCAAGGCTGTACGCGACCTGTGCGCTGCAGCACGCCTGCCGGAGTTGACCGCCGAGTACGTGGGGGCCGGCTTGGATCCCAGCGCGGTACGTGCCCGCTTGTTCGACAAGCTGGTCGGTTCGGGCAAGGGCTTCGAGATCGATAACAGCCTGCCCCCGGCCGAAGACGAGCCGGAGAAGGTCAAGGCCAAACTACCCAATCCCAGCAGCATCTGGTCTGCCCGTCGGCAGGCCTCGCAACGTCCCGGCAAAGGAGCCTGAGCATGAGCAATACCTACGTCGAACCGGTCCATGCCGGTGAATTCCTCCTGTCCGAAGGGGCAGGGCAGATCTCCCGCGAGGCGATCGATCTGGCGCCTGGTGAGGCGCTGATCGCCGGCCAGGTTCTCGGCCTGGTCACCGCCTCCGGGCAGTTTGCTCCGTATGACCCTAAGGCCGAAGACGGTAGCCAAACCGCCAAGTGCATCCTGTTCGCCTCGGTCGCATCGTCGGACGTCGCCCGTCGAGGGCGCGCGGTGGTGCGCCTGGCCGAGGTATCCGAAGCCCTGTTGACCGGCCTGGATCTGGACGGCGAGAAGGCCCTCGCTTCGCAATTCATCATCGTTCGCTGACCGCGAACCTCTTTTCATTCCAGCCCCGCCTTGTGCGGGGTTTTGTGTTTCTGGAGGGCCTTCATGGCTGACATCGAGATTTTTGAAGACAACGCATTCACCGTCCCGGCACTGACCGCCGCGATCAACGAGCAGCCCTTTGTGCCTGGTCGTATCGCTGAGCTGGGCCTGTTCGAGGAAGAGGGCGTTACCACCATCACCGTGCAAGTCGAGAAGGACGGCGAGACGCTCGCGCTGGTGCCTGCCGGCGAACGCGGTACCTCGGGCCTGGTGGTCAACGGCAGCAAGCGGATCCTGCTGCCGTTCAACACCGTGCATCTGCCTGAGCGCTTCGCGATCAAGGCCGACGAGATTCAAGGCATTCGCGCCTTCGGATCGCAGACCGAGCTGCAGGCGGTGCAGGACGTGGTCAACAAGCGTCTGGCCAAAGCCCGGCGTCAGTTGGACGCTACCCATGAGTTTCACCGCATGGGCGCCCTCAACGGCTTCGTGCTCGATGCCGATGGCAAGACGGTGCTGCTCAACATCTACGAGCGCTTCGGCATCAAGCCGATCGAGATCGTGATGGATCTGGACAAGGCCGAAACCGAGGTACGGGTCAAGTGCGTGGATGCACTCGACGCACAAGAAGAGGCGCTTGGCGCAACGGCCAGTTCGGGGTCGCGAGCGCTGTGCGGCAAGAACTTCTGGCGCATGCTGATCGCACATCAGAGTGTCAAGAAAACCTACGAGGGTACTCAGTACGCCGCTGCGCTGCGGGCGGATGGCCGTGAAGCGTTCGACTTCGGCGGCATTACCTGGGAGCGCTACCGGGGCAAGGTGGGCAACACCGCGTTCGTGGGGGACGACGACGCGCGTCTGGTACCCGAGGGCGTGCCAGGGCTTTGCATTACCCGCTTCGCCCCGGCCGACTACATGGACACGGTCAACACCGAGGGCCTGCCGTACTACAGCCAGTTGGAGATGATGCCGTTCAAGAAGGGCGTGGCAGGCGAGGCACAGTCCAACCCGCTGCACCTGGTCACCCGGCCGAAGGCCATCATCCGCTTGAAAGCGAAGCGCTGACATGGGGTTCCGGGAGCTGCTCGAAGACTTGGATGACACGGTGTTCGAGGTGCTGGGCGATCCCGCTCTGATCGAAGGGCGTGAAGTGCTCGGCATGTTCTCGGCGCCGTGGCTGCAACCCAAGCTCGGCCGCATCAACACCGGCCTGCGTGAGCCTCACTTGGTGATCCGGGTAGGCGATAACGCAGGGGTGGAGGCGCGTCAGGCGGTGGTGATCGATCTGCCGCCTGAGGACGGTGGTGGCAGCTACATCATCACCAATATCGAGCCAGGTGGTGACGGCCTGGTGACCCTGGTCTTGAGAAAGTCGCCGTGAGCGTGGGTAGCTACGCCAAGCAGTCTGCGAGTTCCGGCCTGATTACGCTGCAGGTGGATCCGGGTGAGATCGAAGCCTTCAAGGACTTCGCTTCCCTGGTGCCGAAGGCCGCAGCGGCTGCCCAGCGCCGGGCGCTCAACAAGACGCTGCGATGGCTACAGACGCACATCGCTCGCGCGGTCGGTCGGGAACAGCGGATCGCCATCGCTGCGGTGCGGCAACGCTTGCGGGCCTACCCGATCAACAGCAACGGGCAGGGCAAGCTCTGGTTCGGCATCAACGCGATCGAGGCCAGCCGGGCAGGGAGAGCCCGGCAGACCCAGTCGGGCGTGTCGGTAGCTGGGCGCCGTTATGCGGGGGCTTTCTTCAAGAAGGTCTACGGCAACAAGCCCGACATCTGGATCCGCACAGCGAGCAAGCACTTCAAGGCCAGCGATTACCCCGATACCGAAGCCTCGGGTGGGGGCGGCGTGAGCTCGGGCTGGATCGCCGAGAACGACAGCCGCTTCCCGCTTGCCAAGGCCAAGATCTCGCTTGAAGGCGTGCGGCCGCACTTCGAGGCCTGGACCGGGCGGGCGCATGAACGGCTGCTCGAAGTGCTGGAGCAAGAGCTGAACTTTGAACTGCAGAAATATCTGAGGAAATCAGGCAATGGATGATTCACCGATTCCCCTGGCTGAGCTGTACGCGGCGATGGAGGCTCAGATCAGCGCTGCCATCCCAGGGCTGGCCCTGGTGACGGCCATGCCCGGTCCGATGCAGCGACTGGCTTTGCCTGCGGTTGTCATCGAGCTGGCCGGCTGGGAGCGCGGCCCGGATCCTGGCACTGGCGAAACCGGCATTGAAGCCCGGTTCGAGGCGCGCGTGATCGTCGGCAGCGAGGTCGAGGGTGCGCTCAAGGTCGCTGCTTTTGCCGGTGCGCAGCTGACGGTGTTGCTGCGCATGCAGACGTGGGGCCTTTCCATCGAGAACGCAGTGTTCGTGCGGGCTGAGCAGGACTGGACTCGACCGGAACTCGACGGCTATGCCGTGTGGGTCGTCGAGTGGACGCAGGTGATTTACCTGGGTGTCGAGGAATGGCCCTGGCCGAATCAACCGGCCAGCACGCTGCTGTGGGGCTTTGCTCCGCAAGTCGGCCCTGGTCACGAAGGTGATTACACACCTGCAGGGGAGCTGACATGAGCTATGTGTCAGCGCAACACGACCGGATGCTGGCCGGCCTGCTGATCCCTTGCCGCGTTGTGGCGGTGGACCTGGCTGCGGCCATGGTGCGCGTGTCTGACGGGGATGACTGGACCAGTGCCTGGGTACGCTGGCACGCCCAGGCAGCCGGCAAGGCCCGCCACTGGCGCGCGCCGAGCCTGGGCGAGCAGGGCGTGCTGGTGAGTCCTAGCGGGGAACCGGCGCAGGGCACGTTTGTGCCAGGCCTGTACGGCAATGCGGGCGGTCCCCCGGATAACCGCGACCACGTCGAGGTCTGGCGATTCGATGATGGCGGCTCGCTGGTGTACGACTGGCAGGCCAAGTCCTACACCATCACGCTGCCCAGCGGCACCGCGACGGTGAAGGTCGGGGGTAGCGAGGTGGTGGTGACCGACGACGCGATCACGGCCACGGCCGGTGCCGTAACGATCACCGGGCCGGTGGTCATCAACGGCACACTGCGGGTCACTGGCGACATTCTTGGCGGTGCTCGAATCCTCGACACGGCCGGGAACACGCCGAATCACAAACACTGACAGCCCGCTTCGAGCGGGCTTTTTTTTGCCCGGAGATCTTATGGCGAACAAGCAACCTGATGAGCCGTCTCAGCCGCTGGCCGTGGTGACGTTTCGTGACCTGCAGTACACGTCGCGACAGATCTTCACGGCGGATCTGCGACCGCTGTCCGTGCGCGCAGGGCTGATCGAGGTGCCGGCAAGCGATGCAGAGGCTGTCGCCTGCCTCGAGCAGAACCCTGATTTCGCGCGCCTGGAGTAGCCCCATGATCGGAGTGGACAGACGGAGTGGGCAGCCGTTGCAGGGCGTGGCCCATCTGCGGCAGTCCATCGAAGACATCCTGACAACGCCGATCGGCAGCCGTCGCATGCGCCCGGAATACGGCAGCGACCTACGTCGCTACGTGGATCTGCCGGTCAATGACGGCTGGAAGAGCGCGGTGCAGGCCGAAGTGGCGCGCTCGCTCGGTCGCTGGGAGCCCCGGCTGCAGCTTGAGCGGGTGCGCGTCACGGCGGTGGTCGGTGGGCAGATCACCCTTGAACTCGCCGGGGTGTACCTGGGCGATAGCATGATCGTGGAGGTGAGCGCGTGAGCATGATCGATCTAACAGTGCTACCGGCGCCGCAGGTGCTGGAAAGCCTGGACTACGAAGAGCAGTACCAAGCCGATCTCGACGTTTTCCGGCAGCACATGGGAGACGACTGGACGGCTCAGTTGGAAAGCGACCCGGTGACCAAGCTGCTGGAGGTCGGCGCCTATCGCAAACTCACGACGCGCTCGCGGATCAACGACGCGGCCAAGGCCCTGCTGTTGGCTTATGCCCAGGGCAGCGATCTGGATCACTTGGCAGCGAATGTCAGCCTGCGGCGCCTGCTGGTACAGGCTGAGGATCTGACGGCCGTGCCTCCGGTACCGGCGATCCTCGAGGGAGATGAAGCCCTGCGTGAGCGCGTGCAGCTGGTCTATGAGGGTTTGACCACGGCCGGCCCGCGCAACAGCTACATCCTGCACGCACGCAATGCGTCGGGCCGGGTAGCAGACGCAACGGCAGAAAGCCCGGCCCCGGCTAAGGTCGACGTCACGGTGCTTAGCGTCGAGGGCGATGGTGCAGCTGACGCGGATCTGCTGGCCGAAGTTGCTCGACACTTGAACGATGACAACGTGCGGCCGGTGGCTGATCGCGTGCATGTTCAGAGCGCCGAGATCCTGCACTACCAGATCGAGGCCGTCGTCTACCTGACCGGCTCGGGGCCGGAAGGGGAAGCGGTCCTTGCTGAGTGCCGGCGTCGGCTCGAAGCCTGGAAGAACCCTCGACGCCGGCTCGGTGTTGAAGTGGCGCGCTCGGCGATTGACGCGCAGTTGCACATCAGCGGCGTCAGTCGGGTGGAGTTGGTCGGCTGGCAGGATCTGAGGCCGACCAAGGCGCAGGCTGCGTGGTGCACGGCGGTGAGCTTGAAACAGGGGGCTGTGCCGTGAGCCTGCTACCGCACAACAGCACGCGCCTGGAGCGTGCCGTGGAAGCGGCTGCTGACGAGACGCCGACGATACCCCTGCGCGCGCTGTACCACCCTGACAACTGTCCGCCCGGCCTGTTGTATCAACTGGCCTGGGCCTGGTCCGTGGACCGCTGGGACGAGACCTGGTCGGACGACGTGAAGCGCTCGGTCATCCGCTCGGCGTTTCATGTCCATGCCCGGAAAGGAACGATCGGCGCGCTGCGGCGCATCGTCGAGCCGTTCGGCTACCTGATCGAGGTGCAGGAGTGGTTCAACCAGACCCCGGAGGGCGTGCCCGGCACGTTCGCGCTGAAGGTGGGCGTCTCCAACGGCGGCATCAGCGATGAGACCTACCGCGAGCTGTCGGCGCTTCTCGATGACGCTCGGCCGGTGAGCCGGCCGATGATCGGCCTGCAGATCAGCCTGGGCACTCAAGGGCCGTTTTTCGTGGGCTGTTCGATCAGCGAGGGCGACGAGCTCCATGTCTACCCGCTGGCCCCGCAGGACATCAACGTCAGGGGCCGGATCGGACGGGGTGGCCGTGACCATACAATCGATACACTGGACATTAAATATGGTTGACCAGAACTCCCAGTTTTACGCCATCCTCACCAATGTGGGCGCGGCCAAACAGGCCAACGCGGATGCCTTGGGCATCCCGTGGAAGATCACGCAGATGGGCGTGGGCGATGCCAACGGTACCGACCCGACCCCCAATGCTACACAGACTCGCCTGCTCAACGAGTGGCGCCGGGCGCCGCTGAACCAGCTGAGTGTTGACGAAAAAAACAATGCCGTAATCGTGGCCGAGCAGGTCATCCCGGCAGACGTCGGTGGGCGGTGGATTCGCGAAATCGGGCTGTACGACGCTGACGGCGACTTGATCGCCATTGCCAACTGCGCGCCGACGTACAAGCCGCTGCTGAGCCAGGGCTCGGGTCGTACCCAGGTGGTGCGTATGAGCCTGATCGTGAGCAGTGCTAGTAACGTGCAGTTGAAGATCGACCCGTCGGTAGTGCTGGCCACGCGTGAGTACGTCGACTCGCTGATCCTCAAAGTGTTGCCGCCGAACAAAGTGGCAGGGCGGTATACGCGCGTCACGATCAACGAGCGGGGAGTCGTCCAGTCCGGTGATAACCCGACAACGCTGGGCGGCTACGGCATCACTGATGCGCTAAAGCGTGGCGAAGTTGGGTTAGGGGCCAAAGAGATCCTGGCCGGCGAGATTGATCACATCGGCCAGCCTGGCGGGTTCTATGCGTTCGGCGAGGGGCCGACTTCGTTTGCGAACTACTCGGCCGTCGTGAACATTCCCTACATCGACGAACGCTATGGTGCGCAGATCGGGCTTGTGTTCGGCGGGGAGGGTAGTGAGCCCAAGTTGGCGTTTCGCGTCACCGACCGTTTCAACGCCTGGGGGCCGACGCGCTTTGCTTGGCACAACGGGAACTTCGACCCAGCGACAAAGGCCGACCTGGGCAACACTTACACCAAGGCTCAGGTCGACAGCATCGCGTCAAAGAAAGCCAACAACGCGGTTACGCTCGGCGGCTACGGGATCACCGACGCTTACACTGTCACCGAGACCAACAACCTGCTGGCTGCGAAAGCGGCCAAGGCTACCACGCTGGCCGGGTACGGTATCACTGACGGACTTAGGCGCGGTGAGGTCGGATTAGGTGCCAAGGAGATCCTGGCCGGCGAGATCGATCACTTTAGCCAGCCAGGCGGGTTCTACGCGTATGGCGAAGGGCCGACCTCGTTTGCGAATTACTCGGCGGTCGTGAACCTGCCATACATCGATGAGCGCTATGGTGCGCAGATCGGGCTGGTGTTCGGCGGGGCTGGAGGTGAACCGAAACTGGCGTTTCGCGTCACCACTGGTGCGTATCAATGGGGCGTTACCCGCTTTGCGTGGCACAACGGGAACTTCGACCCGAGCGCGAAGGCCGACAGGTCCAACACCTACACTATGGCCCAGGTCGACAGCATTGCGTCGAAGAAAGCAAACAACGCGATCACGCTGGGTGGTTACGGCATCACGGATGCTTACACCGCCGCTCAGACCGACAATCTGCTTGCTGGGAAAGCGGCCAAGGCCACGACTCTGGCCGGTTACGGCATCACCGATGCGCTAAAGCGCGGGGAAGTAGGCCTGGGCGTTCCTGTGCTTGCGGGTTCAAGTAGCGTTGATATGACAACGCTGAACAGCGGGTTTCATGCGTTCGGCGACGGCCCGACTTCGCTGCTCGGTTACAGCTCGGTGCTGAACTTGCCGTATCTCACCAATGGCTATGCCGCTCAGATTGCCGTGTCGCAGGGGCGATCCGAGGTTGATGTCCGGGTGCGATCCTGTAGCGCCTCGGGCGTGTGGACGCCGACGCGGCGCCTAATGCACGACGGGCATCAGGCTAGTACGGATGAGGTTTTGCAGGGGGCCGATGACAGTAAGTGGCTCAGTCCGGCGAGGCTAGTTGCGAAGTTGGTAGACGGCTTCGCGGTGAGTCTCGCGCAAAACGGCTACATCATTTTGCCGCGTTGGCTGGGCGGTCTCACGCTGCAATGGGGGCGTGCCAATCAGATCCCGCCGGGTGGCGCGGCGGTGAGTTTGAACATCGCGATGCCGCGCGCAATCTTCACCGCGATCGCCAGTTCGATCGGCAATGTTAACGGCTCTCAGCATGAGGTGGTTGAAGTGGCTGAGGTAAGCACAACCAAGCTGACACTATCGAACAGCGGCACGGGATCTGTGTCTTGGTTCGCCATCGGCTACTAACAAAGGTGAGTGCATGAAGCGTTTCTACAGCCGCTCCACGGGGTGCTGTTACTTGGAGGGCAGGCACACAGACCTGCCTAAAGACGCGGTCCAGATCGATGATGAGCGATACAACTCCGTCATCGCCAACCCTGACCCAGGCAAGGTGCGTGGTCACGACAGGAAGGGCCTGCCGATTCTGGTGGACCCATCGCCGCCTGGCGTTGAAGAGCTTGGTGCCGCCGAACGCAAGTGGCGGGACAGGGAACTGGCGGGTGTGCAGTGGCTGCGCGACCGTCATCGCGATGAGCAGGATCTGTCGCGCGACACGACGCTGACAGCCGATCAGTTCGGCGAGCTGCTGTCGTACATGCAACTGCTGCGGGATTGGCCGCAATCCGACGCCTTTCCTGAGCTTGAGCACCGGCCGGTGCGGCCTGGCTGGATCAATGAGCTGCTGACCTGACGCCCCGATTGCCGGGGCGTTTTCATTTCTGCTGTACCACAGGCCTCGCTGGTGCGGGGCCTTTTCACATCTGGAGTAAACATGGCTGGATTCTTTCACGGCGTTACTGTCACCAACGTGGATACCGGGGCACGCACCATCGCGCTGCCGTCGTCCTCGATCATCGGCCTGGTCGACACTTTCACGCCCGGCGCTGATGCGTCGGCCAAGGCCAACGACCTGGTGCTGATCACCAGCGAGCGCGAAGCTGTCGCGGCGTTCGGGCCGAATGCGGCCATCACCAAGGCCTGCAGGGCGGTATTCACCCGTGCCAAAGCGGTGATCGTCGCCTGCGGTGTGGCCAAGGTCGATGCACCTGCCGAGCAGATCTCGGCGATCATCGGCGGCGTGCTCGCGGACGGTAAGCGCACCGGCCTGCAGGCGCTGCTCGACGGCAAAAGCCGGTTCAACGCACAGCCTCGGCTGCTGATCACCCCCAAGCACAGCGCGACCCAGGCGGTCGGTACCGCGTTGGTTGCACTGGCCGATAAAGTCCGCGGCATCGCCATCATCGACGGGCCGAACACGACCGATGAGGCGGCGATCGCCTATGCCGGTAACTTTGGCGCCAAGCGGGCGTACATGGTCGATCCGGGCGTGAAGCTGTGGGACACAGATGCCAGTTCGACGGTCGACGCGCCAAGCTCGGCCTGGGTGGCCGGCCTGTTCGCCTGGACCGACAGTGAGTACGGTTTTTGGGCATCGCCGTCGAACAAGGAATTCGTCGGCATCATCGGTACCGGGCGGCCGGTGGAGTTTCTCGACGGCGATGAAAGCTGCAGGGCGAACCTGCTGAACAACGCGAAAGTGACCACCATCATCCGCGATGACGGCTTCCGTCTGTGGGGCAACCGCACGCTGTCGAGCGATCCGAAGTGGGCCTTCGTCACCCGCGTGCGCACCATGGACATCGTGATGGACGCCATCCTCTACGGCCACAAGTGGGCAGTGGATCGCTCGATCACGGCCACCTACGTCAAGGACGTGACCGAGGGCCTGCAGGCGTTCATGCGCGACCTGAAGGCCCAGGGCGCAATCATCAACTTCGAGGTGTACGCCGACGCCGAGCTGAACACTGCCAGCCAGCTGGAGCAGGGCAAGGTGTACTGGAACATCCGGTTCACTGACGTACCGCCTGCCGAAAACCCCAATTTCCGCGTCGAGGTCACCAACCAGTGGTTGACCGAAGTCCTCGACGGCCGCGCTTAAGGAGCAACTGAGATGGCAATGATTCCCGAAACCCTGGCCAACCTGAACCTGTTCGTCGACGGCGTCAGCTTCCAAGGCGACGTGCCGAGCCTGACCCTGCCCAAGCTGACGCTCAAGACCGAAGAGCACCGCGCGGGTGGCATGGACATGCCGGTCGAACTCGACCAAGGCATGGAGAAGCAAGAAGCGGCTTTCACCACCACCGGGGTGCGTCGTGAGTCGCTTAAGTTCTTCGGCCTGGCTGACGGCACCGCGTTCAACGGCACCTTCCGGGGCGCCTTCAAAGGCTTGAAAGGCGTGATCAAGCCGGTGGTGGTCACCTTGCGCGGCTCGCTCAAGGAAGTGGATCTGGGCGACTGGAAGCCGGGCGATAAGGCCGAGATCAAGCACTCGGTCGGTGTGACCTACTACAAGCTCGAAGTCGACGGCCGTGTGATCTACGAGATCGACGCACTCGGCATGAAGCGCGTGATTGACGGCGTCGACCAGCTTGCCGCCCAGCGTCAGGCCCTCGGCCTCTAACCCAACCCCTTACAAGGAACTGAAAAATGGCCAAGCCACTGCCCGCTTACATGATCCTAGGCCCTGACAGCGTGATCGTGACGCTGAGCAAGCCAGCCGAGCTCAACGGCATTACCGCCGACAAGATCACCCTACGCGCCCCGACCGTGCGTGATATCCGCACCGCCCAGGCGACGGCAAGCGGCAACGAAGAGCAGACCGAGCTGAACTTGTTCGCTTCGCTGGCCCAGGTCGGCGTCAAGGATCTGGAAGGTTTGTCCCTGAAGGATTACACGCGCCTGCAGGCCGGCTACTTTCGCCTGGTGCAGGAAGACGAGCTTTAACGCTGCCCTGCAGAAGGGGCTGGCCAAGCGGCTGGCCCGTGAGTTCGGGTTTTCGCCTGCAGATATACAGGCCATGCCCTGGTCGGACATGGTCTGGTGGCTCACGGATTGAGCCGCACGGGAGGTAACAGATGGCGAACAAGGTTTCGTTGTCGCTGGTGCTGGGCGGCGCCGTGGCGTCCTCTGTCGGTAATGCGTTCCGCACCGTGGAAGGCGGCATCGATAAGCTGGCGAAGAAAGGCGACAAGGCCAAGGTGCTCAAGAGCACCATCGGCGAAACGATGAAGCTGCAGACGGAGTGGAAGCGGGCGCACGATACCGGTGCTGCCTCGGCCGACAAGCTGCTGCGCAAGTTGAACACCAACCTCGATGCGCTGCGCAAGCAAGGCGTCGAGGTTGGCCGGCTCGGGCGGGAGTATCAGCGCCTGGGCCGTGAAGCGAAAGCTGCAGATCTGCAGGTGAAAGGTCATCAGCAGATCGCGGCGGGGCGGTCATCGCTGAAAACCGCCGTGGGTGCGACGGCGGTTGGGGTTGGCTTGGCGGCTGTGCCGACCAAGATCAGCGCCGACTATCAGGCAATCATTCGTGACATCGCGATCAAGTCTGACGCGGCGAACACACCGAAAGAGGTGGAGCTCAGCCGTGCTGTGATCCAGACGTCGGGCGATACCGGCATGTCGCGCAACGATGTCGCGGATCTGATCAATCAGCTTGTCGGCGCCGGCATGGAGCTGGATCAGGCCATGTCCTACGCCAAGGTGGCGTCGAAGTTTGCCGTAGGGCAGGGCGCGTCCGGGGTCGACACTGCGAGCATGATCATGGCGCTGCAGCAGAACGCCAAGATCACCGACCCGAAGATGATGCAGCAGGCGCTGGAAGCGATTGCCTTCCAGGGCCAGGCGGGCAGCTTCGAGGCCAACGACATGGCTAAGTGGTTCCCGCAACTGCTGGCGGGTATGGAGAAGAACGGGATCACCGGCCTGGAGGCGGTCACCTCGCTCGGCTCGATGCTGCAGGTGCAGATGAAGACTGCCGGCAGTTCGGATGAGGCAGCGAACAACTTCAAGAACTGGATTGAGAAGATCGGCGCCGGTGACGTGGTCAAGGCGTACAAGGATGCCGGCATCGACTATCAAGCATCGCTCAATACCGGCCTGCAGAAAGGCATGAACGTCATCGAGGCGTCAATGGCCCTGGCCATGCAGTACGTGCAGGCAACTGATCCGGCTAAGGCGAAAAAGCTCAAGGACGCTCAAGCCAAGATCGACAAGGAGGTCGACCCGGAGAAAGCCAAGGCCGCGCTCGAGGCGCTGGAGAAGACCCTGCGCACGGGTGATCTGTTCGCGGACATGCAGGTCAAGGCGGCGCTCACCGCCTACGGTCAGAACCGTGGGCTGTACAACGAGCTCAAGGCTGACTCGCAGAAAGCCACGGGTATTCTGGACAAGAACCTGGCCGAGCGGCGCGAGACCTCCGCGCAGATTTGGTCCGAAACGCTGCAGGCGGTAGATGACGGCATGCGTAGCGTGGGCGATGCGATCCGGCCGGCGACTGATGCGTTTGCCAAGGGCGCCAAGGCCGTGGCCCATGGCCTGACCTGGCTGAGCGATAGCTTCCCGATGGTGGTGCAAGGCATCGCTGCTGTCGTGGCCAGCATCGCCGCCCTGGCTACGGCGCGCAGCGCGCTGAAGATTGGGCGCGGTTTAATGAACCTGGCTCGCGGTCGTGTGATGGAGCGCACGGCAGGTCGTGCCGGTGCCGGCGCGGTTGCTGATGTGATCCCTAAGACCGGTAACCCGGTGGTAGACGCCGGGCTGGGTGCGCTGGGCAAAGTGCTCGGCGCCCCGGCCAGCAACGATCCCGGCTCGCCATTGGGCGGTGAGCCCTTGAAGGTGTTCGTGGTTAATGCCGGCGCGCTGGGGGGAATAGGAGGCGGCCCAGGCGGTGATGGCCCAGGGCGGTCTCGCCGTAGTGGTCGTGCCGCGCGGCGGGGTCGTGATGGCCGGCTCGCCCGGTCGGGGCGGCGCGGGGTAGGGCGTGCAGTAGCGCGTTCGCCAGTCCCAGCCATTCCAGCGGTGAGTACGGCCGCACCGCTTGCAGGGGCTGCACAGCTGGGCCGGTTCGGCAAAGTGCTGGGCATGGCTGGTAAGGCGTCGAAGCTGGTCCCAGGCGGTGCGGTGCTCGAATCAGGCATGAAAGTGCTCGACACAGCGCTCACGGCAGAAACTCAGGATGAGAAGGCCGAGGGCTACGGCTCGGCCGCTGGTGGCTTGGCCGGTGCTTTGGCTGGTGGCGCTGCCGGTGCGGCCATTGGCTCGGTTGTACCGATCATCGGCACGGCCATCGGCGGGGCCATTGGAGCGGCCATCGGCAGTATGGGCGGCGATTCGCTCGGCGGCTGGCTGGGTCTGAAGCTGTTCGGTGAAGACAAGCCGCAGGCGGTGGCCAAGGCGCCCGGCGAGGTTGCCCGCGACCTTGCAGCAGCAGCGCCGCCTGCGCCGAGTGCCGAGCAGTTGGCCAGCGCAGCGGCGCCGGCCAAGCCAGCTGCGCCGCAGGTGGATCAAGCGTTCACCTTCTCGCCGTCCGTGACGCTGACGGTGCAAGGGGATGTCAAGGATCCCGCGACAGTCGTGCGTTCGGCCGAGGCCACCCTGCGCAGCATGTGGGATGGCTGGCAGCGGGACGCAGGTGCGCGAATGGCCTCGGGCCGACTGTATGACTCACCGGACGTTTAGGAGGCGAGATGGCATACGAAGAGCATATGACGAAGGCGCTGTCCTCGATCGTCGCGGCTGGGGAGGCTGGTCGCAATGGGCCGGGCGGGATGCTCGATCCGCTGGATCTTGCCGTTACAGGGATGACCCTGGCAGCGGACGAGCTTGAGCGGCGCAGTTCGTTGGGCCCACAGAAAGGCGCCCAGTTGCAGCGTGGCCTGCGTGCGATTCGCGCTGCCCAGGACCGAGCGACACAGGTGGCTAACAGAAGCGGCTCTCAAGACGATGGCGGCGCTGTGGTGTTGCAGCGTTTGGGTCTGCTGGGCTCGCAGACCGGGCGGGCTAGCGCGGCGGCAAATCGAATGGCTGGCCAGCAGGCGCGGACTCCCGGCATTCTGCCGACGGGTGCGATCAAGCCTGCCGGCTCGTCTGCAGCGGCAGCGGTGAAACCGTTCGCCCATTTGCTGGTGATGCAGCCCATGAAGCCCGGTGGACGCACGTTTTACTTCAACCTCGACACAGCGGCATTCGACGAGCTCAGTCGCAAAACTGCGTACCGTTGGCAGGGTCAGGAGCGGCTGTCGCGCGATATCGCGCAACAAGGAATCGGACAGGGTGAAGATCGGCTGACGATCAAGGGAGCGATCTTCCCGACGTTTAAGGGCGGGATCGGCCAGCTCGATGCGTTGCGGGGTATCGCGCGCGAGCTCAAGCCGATGATGCTCACCACCGGCTACGGCTCGGTGCTAGGCAGTTGGTGCCTGATCAGCGTTGACGAAGAACAGTCGTCGCTGCTGGCGGGCGGCATCCCGCGCAAACAAACCTTCTCGCTGGAGTTCGTCAAATATGGCGTTGACATGCAGAACGTCTGACGGGGATCTGCTCGACAGCCTGTGCCAAGCGCATTACGGCCACTTGCGCGGCACCGTGGAAGCGGTGCTGCAGGCCAACCAAGGCCTCGGCGATGAGCCGCAGCCGTACCGCGCCGGGATTTTGATCACCCTGCCTGACCTGGCAGAGCCCGATGCCGAAGAAATCACGCTGTGGGACTGACCCTGTACCCATTCACCGAGCCCCGCTGATGCGGGGCTTTTCGTTACTGGAGGGCCAATGAAACCGATGTTTCGCATCGTCGCGGATGGCCGGGACATTACCGCGCTGATCAACGACCGACTGCTGTTGCTGCGCACCAAGGACAAGCCTGGCATGGAGTCGGACGAGTTCGAGCTGCACATCGATGATCGCGAGCGGGCGGTCACGCTGCCCCGGCGCGGCGCCAAGATCGAGATATTCCTCGGCTACGAAGGGCGCCCCCTGGCGCGCTTGGGCAGCTATGCCGTCGACGAGCTCGAGCTGACCGGCCCGCCCGACACCCTGACTCTGCGCGGCAAGGCGAGCGACATGCGCGGCAGCGGCAAGACTACGCGCAGCGGCAGCTGGGAGAACGTGCCGCTCTCGCAGATCGTCAGCGACGTGGCAGCACGCAACGGCTGGAAGCCTGGCTGCAACGTGCAGACGAAGGTGCCACGCGTCGATCAGCGCAACGAGTCGGACTTCAACTTCATGACCCGCTTGGCCAAGCAGTACGACTGCACGGCCAAGGTCGCCAACGGCCAACTGCTGGTGATGCCCCGCCAAGGCGGCACAACCCCTGGCGGCAAGTCATTCGGGGCGGTGGTGATCCGGCGTGAAGACGTGGCGCGTTACTCGTTCCACTTGGGCGACCGCAGCTCTCAGAAGGCGGTGAAGACCAAGCACCAGAACAAGAAGACCGGCGTGCTCAAGACTGTGGAACTGAACAACGACGACGCGCCTGCCGGTGTTCCAGCTGTGCACACCGACCGGCACGTCTATCCCGATCAGAAGGCTGCCGAGCAGGCCGCCCGGGCGCGGCTGGCCGCATTCAACCGCAGCACGGCCGGTGTGCGTCTGGAGATGATGGGGCGTACTGACCTGTTTGCCGAGCGCTCGATCAACGCCCAGGGCTTCAAGAATGGGCTGGATGGTGAATACCTGGTCGACGGCGTCGAGCACACATTCAACGGCTCCGGCTGGACGACGGTCGTCGAGTGCAATGGCGGCAAGAAAGGCAAATCGAAGGCCAAGGGCAAGAAGAAAAAAGCGACCAAGCCCATGCGCACGGTGGACGTTAAACCCAACTGATTTTTACAGGAGACACTTCAATGGCAGTCACAGAACAGCAGCTGCAGCAGATCCTCCCGAACGCCGGCCGCCAAGCCGGCGTTTTTGTTCCTGGGCTCAATGCGACGATGGGCAAGTACGGCATCGTCAGCCGTCTGCGCATGGCGGCATTCTTCGCGCAGATCGGTCACGAGTCGGGCCAACTGCGGACCCTGAGTGAAAACCTCAACTACCGCGCCGACCGCATCCGCCAGATCGGGCTGAGCTCGCCTGCCGGCAGCCGGTGGCGATCGCTGGTACCGCGCGCCGATGAACTGGCCGGCAACTCGGAGCGCTTCGCCAATGCTGTGTATGGCGGGCGAATGGGCAACGGGCCCGAAGCCTCGGGCGACGGCTGGCGGTATCGCGGCCGGGGGCTGATTCAAGTCACCGGCCGTGACAACTATGCCGCCTGCAGCGAGGCGCTATTCGGGGACAGCCGCCTGCTGAGCACACCGGAACTGCTAGAGCATCCAGTGTATGCGGCGATGTCGGCGGGCTGGTTTTGGCAGAAAGCCGGCCTGAACACCCTGGCGGACCAAGGCGATCTGCTCACCATCACCAAGCGCATCAACGGCGGTACCAGCGGCCTCGACGACCGCAAGGCGCTGTACGCGCGGGCGCTTGAGGTGCTGCAGTGATTTCGCCGGGTGTTCGCCTGGCTATCCTTGCGCTGCTGCTGGGCGCCTGTCTCGGCGCTTGGGCAGGCTGGACCTGGCAGGACTGGCGCTACGGCCAGCAACTGGCCGAGCAGGCCGGCAGCTATAAGGCTGAACGTGAAGCGGCATCGGCGGCGGTGATCGCGCAACTGCAGGTTCATCAGGACAAACGCGAAGAGTTGGAGGCGCGCTTGGCAGCTTCAGCACAAACACACTGGAGGGAGATGAACGATGCACAGAGCGCTCAGGCTCGTCTGCGTGACCGGCTCGCTACTGCTGATCAGCGGCTGTCAGTCTTACTCGACGCCACCTCAACCCCGGATCGTGGCTGTGGGCTGCCAGAAGCCGCCCGCGCCGGAGGCGTGGTACATGGCCCCGTACGCGCCTACCTTGACCCAGCGCATGCTCAACGAATTGTCGCCATCACCGACGAAGGCGACCGAGCAATCATCGCCTTGAAGGCCTGTCAGGCCTACGTGCGGCAAGTGACACAGTAGTGAAGAGGCGAGCCGGGCGGATGCGTCAACATCCAGCCCGGCCCACCGAACCCGCAGACCCATCCTGCAAGTCCAGCCGTGGCCCCTGCCTTGTGCACAAAGCGCGGCGAGCCTAACACCTGTCTATCCATACAGTAAAGACTTGCAAACCTATGACCTCTCCAATCATTCCCTGGATGGGTGGCAAACGCCGCCTGGCCGACCGTTTGATCCCTCTCTTTCCCCCTCATGAATGCTATGTCGAAGTCTTCGCCGGAGGTGCGGCGCTGTACTTCATGCGACCTCAGCCCGCCCCGGTGGAGGTGCTGAACGACCTGAACGGTGACCTGGTCACCCTTTACCGCGTGGTGCAGAACCACCTCGAGGAATTCGTGCGCCAGTTCAAGTGGGCGCTTAGCTCTCGCCAGATCTTCGAGTGGCAGAAGATGACCCGGCCGGAGACGCTGACCGACATCCAGCGCGCGGCTCGGTTTTTCTACCTCCAGCAGCACGCCTTCGGCGGCAAGGTCACCGGGCAGACGTTCGGTACCGCCACAACTGGTCCTGCCATCAATCTGCTGCGCATTGAGGAAAACCTGTCCGCTGCATGGCAGCGCCTCGCCGGCACTTACGTCGAGAACCTGCCCTGGCTCGCCTGCGCCGAGCGCTACGATCGAGGGCACACGTTCTTTTACATGGACCCGCCTTACTGGCAGACCGCCGGCTATGGCGTCGACTTCCCCTTGACGGAGTACGAGCGTATGGCGGATTTCATGCGCGGCTGCAAGGGTAAGGTGATGGTTAGTATAAACGACCACCCGAACATCCGGCGCGCCTTTGCTGGTTTCCACTCCGAATGCTTGGATATCCGCTATACCAATACAAACCAGCGACAATGCAAGGCGGAAGTGACCCGCGAGCTCGTGATCACGAATTGGGAACCAGCATCCTTGGGTAGGTTGTTCTGATCACTAGCAGCGATCTTAGTATCCGAATTATCACAGCATCGCGTCGCGAGCCAGCTCGGCCAACGAGGGCTGTCTATAGCCGTATGAGGTAGTGTTGTTCACTATTAAAGACGATATTTAGGGACCTAATAGGTAAGCTGTTGCCACCTTAGTATAAAAATCGGAGGGTTCATGAGGCAGCATTCTCGCAGGAATTGTGTGATTAATAAGTTTGACGAGAGCTGGTCGCGTGCTCGCCCCCTTATAAGGGCAGAGGCAGTGTCAAAGTTGACAGAGCTTTACGATAGATTCAAAGATGCAGGGCTGGCTGATCGGCATTTTGAGATTGAAATTTGCAGTGGATCAGGGTCAACCTATTCTCAGCGAGTAGGGGAGTTGCTCCTTGCTGATTACTTATGGCGCGATGGCTTTGCTCTCGAAGGCAGTCGAGTTGGGCCAGATTTTTTTGCCATAAAAGACGGCGAGTCTGTATGGGTCGAACTGCACACCCCAACGTCTGCCGGAGTTCCTGCGGAATATTTCGAGGTTGTTCCTGGGAAAGTTTTTAGCGTTCCCTTTCTGGAGCTGAGTTTGCGTTGGACTTCAGCTTTTGCTGAAAAAAAAAGAAAATATAAGAGATATATTGAAAGTGGCATTGTGAGTGCTTCCGATAAATGTGTTATTGCCATTAACTCTGCTTTGCTAAATCGGCGCGGATTCCCTGATTTTACTGGGACTAGCACCTTGCCAGTTCCTGTCGAAGTACTATTTGGGATTGGTGCTCAGCAAGTTGTTATTGATAGGATATCTGGAGAAATTGTTGGTCAGGATTTTGAGCAGCGTCCATTCATCATCAAGAGTTCCGGGGCGCCTGTTCCTGCCAATAGTTTTTTTTCTGACGAAAATAAATTTATAAGTGCTGTTTTGGGAGTTGTTCTTTGCGAGCAAGGAGTGCTCGACGGCGAGTACGCCTCAGCCATGGTCTACAATCCATTGGCGATGGTGCCTTTAGAATTGCAGTTTATAGGAGCAAGCAATCACTGGGTTTGCAGAGATGCTGGCGGAAATTATATTATTGAAAAGGGTTGCTGTTAGCTCATGTGTATGCGACTGGAGATCCGTTTCATGACTATATGGTATCACAGTTGAGTTTTTACTAGGTTTGGCTCAGTGCGTACCCTATTTCCGAAGCGGGGGTGGCTGCTTACCAGTTAGAAAAGGTGCAGAATTTTGGTTGCTTTGTGAAAGTTTTACGTGTGAGGGGTGTTGAGTTGAACGATTTCCAGAAATTATTAAATCACGGGGCGAGTATAGCCGGCTCAGCAGTTGGTGCTGCTATGGGATCTCTCATTTCGCCGACCGGTACTCTGGCAGGAGGTGCCGCGGGGGCTGTAGTAGGAGAATCTTGCAAAATAGTTTTGAATAATCTAGCTCAGAGGTTGTTATCTCCTAGAGAGAGTCAGCGCGTTGCTGGCGTCGCGGCCTTAGCAATTGACAAAATTCGTGATCAATTACTGTGGCGAGAAAGACGGGATGACGGGTTTTTACGAAGTCGAGCGTTAGCCCGTCCCCGGCGTAGGAAGTTTTTGAAGGCGTATTGCTAGCTGCGAAGAATGAACATGAGCAGCTCAAGCTTCCTTATCTTGCCAATTTCTTCGCCAATTTAGTATTTGAGCCACATATAAGTTGGTGCGAAATGTGATAGTGCACAACGGGGGTGTGCTTCCCCCAGATCCACAGCTAAAGGTGAATAAATTTATTTGCCAAACAGAAGAACTGTCGGGTTTGGAGGTAGGGGCTATATCTATTCATTCTGACTTTATCCCTAAATTCATTATTATTCTTATAGTTTTTTTGAGCGCCTTGATTTGGAGGTGGATAAGCACATTCGAAAATACCAGCCTAGATGAGAATGAACCGCGCATGAGTTTAGTCAGGCAGCCTCACGATTCGAAAGCCGACTTTTCAGGTGGGGCTGCGCGGGCTTGTACCAGGTTCTTTGTTGTTCAGCAAATGCCCTGCAAATCAAGATCTCTGGTTAGAATGCGGCCGATACATCATCGGTGCTGCTAATGTGGCCTCAGCACGCTTTAAGCGGAGTGGACTATCAGGGCGGGCCGCTCAAGCCCTAAGGCGCGCAATCCCAGATGAAATCGCCTCAGCATGAATATCGAGTGTTGTCAGGACGGCCATGACGTTTTCATGAACGTTCACTGAACCGCGATGGCTCACCCATAGCGAAAGCTCCTCCAGAGCTGCCCTGATGGCAACCTGGTTTAGAAGCAACAGCTCCAGCGTGTCCGCAGTGGTAGAATTTTGGTCATCCATCAGCATGCTCCAGATTCGGAACTCTTAGGGCAAGTACGAAGGCGCCTAGCCTAAACGGGCGTTCCGCCAAATCCATTGTACTCGGTTATGCTGGCCTGCGGTGGCCTATCGAGAGTGTCGGGCGGGTTCAAATCCCTATCTATGATTGGCGCCAGTGCAATGTCACCCTGGGCGGTTCAAGCACCCGCTGTGAGCTCGATCGCGCTATGGCAGCGGAGCGGGGAGGGAATTGAGCAAGTTGTTAAGCTACTTTTAGTGGTGCTTAATTAGCGGCTGTTCGAGGTTTCACTTAAGTCCAAATACTCAGGTTCAACTTCGGTATGAATGTCAAGGCTGGTATCAAGGCTATTCAGCATAGCCCTGATCTATGGGTGATAGATAAACTCCGACGCAGAATATGTGTGGGCTTACTTTTTCCTTTTGCTGTCCTTCTTTAGCTGTGCCTGCTTTGCTTTTTTGTCTATGTAACTCTGGCAATGATTGTAGCTATGCAGTTTGTCGTGACTCATCGCAATTAAAATTGTATTTGCTTGCTGGATCTCACGATCAATAGTTGTTTTGTATTCCATTCCATAATGAGGTGGTCCGGCTGGAATAAAATTCACTATTATTTTTCGTCGATTAATCCTTTCTGTAATTGCGTTGGTGTCAAGCTCCCATGCTTTGCCTTCAGCTGAAAGAGTAAATCGCGGGGAGCAGTTGGCGACAGCATCACAAACCCTGATTTGCGATGTTGCGCCAACTCCAACATAAAGAGAGATAAAATCTTCAGGTGGAGGCCCAGGTCTCAGTACGAGCCAGTCCTGAGTGTTTTCCAGCCAGTTTGATCTAATGAATCTATAAAGATAATCAGGTGCTGCAGTGTTAGCAACTTGAGTCATATCCTTTGCTCAATCAAATGCAATGCGCAGAATTTTACGTATTTGCTTGGCGTCGCTGCTATCGATAATAGTAGCCTCGCCGGTAAATGATGGAAAGTTTTTCTGAGTGCCTGGCGTAGCGTATGAGAATATTAAGTCAGAGTCTTTTCGAACTTGGATGTCAAGTATATTAAAATTTTTGCATACTAATACACCGAAGCAACCTGTACTTCTGTCAATATAGCTTTTGCCTTTGGAGTCAGCAAAATGAGGAAGATAGCGGAGAAAATAATTTAGTGATTCTCCTGAGGGTAACGACATTGGTCGATCACCTTCGTGAAGCTCTCTCATATACCCGTCGATTGTTTTCAATAGATCTGAGAAATACCAGCTCCAATGGGAGGTTTTAAATTTTTTTGGAAGTGCTTTTATAAACTCATTTAAGGCGTGCGTAGCGCTATATTTCACGAAGCTCAAACTTGGTGCGGAAAACTGATCCATATAAACCGACCAGTCATCAAGCAATATTTCGGATTCATTAAATTTAAATGGCTCGAACGAGTTGCTTTTGTATTTTTGGGTTAAATTGGTGAAAAAAAATTGGGATTTAGCCGGGGCAGAAAACACCTTTTTTTTGATGTTTGGGCTATCCATTATAAAAGAGTGAGCTGTGGTCTTGATATCAGTTTTCATCTTCCGATTCATGCTCCTCAT